AACGCCATCTAAGCCCCCTGTGAACTCACTAAAGTGGCTGCTATAAGTACTGCCACGAAAAACATCTTCACCGGATATGTGCTTTTGGCGCTGTAGTTCAATCCAACGACGTTGTTTTTCTACAGAGCTAGGTATTGGCGATTTGCCATAGATGCCATGCAGTTGTACATGATGCCTGTTACAGAGAGTGTAAACAAGATCATATATTTCTACATGGTGCTCGGTAATAAACCTGTCGCGAACCGCTAGTATGGCTTCATCACTGCTAATATCAATATCATGCTGCCGGCTCCATACTTCAAGCAAGTAGGTGATACTGTGTAGATGATGTAGTTCTAGTTCTACTTGGCCACTGCAAATATAGCAGTGAGACTGCTTTTGATAAGCTGACTTAGCTTTATCTCTAATCCACATTACTGGTATGCGTTTATTTGTATTTACTGCCATGAATATTCCACAATTTTAGCTATTATAGCCTAAAAGGTACCACTAGTGCAACCACAAATTTTACCTACCTACACAGTATAGCTGTACAGTGCATAACGAACCGCATCTGCCATGTGACTATAACGATTGTGCTTGGGCCGCTCACGTGCTAGGCCCTCACGATCGTCCCACTGATATTGATCTAGCATAGCCAACACATGCTTGCAACTATGGTGTACCCGAAATCTACCTTGTGCTACTAAGGTTTGCACATAAGCAATGCCTGGTAGCACATCTTTTTTAGCTCGAGTAGTAGCAATATCGTAGTTATAGGCTAGGTCAGCAGCAAATTGTGCTGCTGCACTATCAATAAATATGGTTTCTACACTCCAGCGCTCAATAAGTCCATGAAAATGTTGGGCATGCTCACTAGTAGTACGCTCTGACTCGCAATAATCTTCAACACAGTAAAAGCAATCACTACTATAATCATAAACAATAGTTACCCAGGCTGTTTCATCCTTATAGCCAGGGTCTAAGCCAGCTATACACTCACCACGCAGGTCTGGTAGCTCTTGTAAAACATACTCAGGCTTGAATCCCTCGTAGATTTGACCTAGGTAGCTGGTAAAACTAGCCATGTACTCCTGCTCAAACTCGGCTTTCGACATCGATCGCCTAGCTTCGTCTACATCCGACTGTGCCATGCGGCTATTTTCCGAATAATCAGCCTGCAGGCTAACCCACTCTGGAAATTGTGGGTCAAATCCACGAGCCCAAAACTTACTAAACCAGTTGTTTTTACCACGTGGTGTGCTAATAAAGATAGCTTTTGCCGATGGTTTGTCTAGTGTAGGGCGCAGGGCAATGTTAAAAGCGTCCTCACCATGCTCACTGAGGGCAGCTTCGTCAAATATTATAAGATCATAGCTGCGACCAACAGTACTATCTACCGTACTAATAGATCCCATGCGTATAGTTGAACCATTTGACAATTCAATAATCTTGTCCTTTAAGTTATCACGAGTTACCTCAAGATCAAAATGCTTGATTAACCTACGCTGCAGCTCAAAACTAATTGCCGATAGGTTATAGTTAGGCGAAATAATAAGCACATTGCAGTTGGGTACTAGTGTTACTAGCTGACCTATAACATTGGCTATGTATGTTTTGCCTAATCGCCTGGCAAGTGCAGCGCAGATGAAACGGTACTGTGGGTCGTTGATGGCATTGATTAGTGCAATCTGTGGACGATTGATAGTATCGTAGAGATTGAGCAGCTTAAGGTAGTTGTCAATAGGCAGTTTAATAAAACGCGTGTCAGCTGGAAACTCTACAATATAGTCAGTAACTACACTAGGCCTACTTACTACTAGCATAGGTTAACTCCACTAGTGCTATAGTTGCTATTATGCTTAATAGTAGGCTAAATAAGGTAAATTCTAGTGCAGTCATACGCCCTCGCCACTAATCAATTTGTGTATAAGTTGACCATATTTGCTGCCATCACCTTCATTAATTTGCACGTTTACCTGACGCTGCGGTCCAGCCTGAGTCTGTTTAGCCTTTTCCAGCTGTATCTCACGATCTAGAAGATCCATGCTCATTTTATGGCTAAGTGCTAATAATTCGGCAATGTCCTTGCTGCTACCAACACCAGACTCCTCCATCTCCACAAATTTTTGCTTTATTAAGGCATCCATAGCACGTCGCATTAAAAATCGGTTGTTGTAGCCAGTATCAAAAAATACGTGATCTATGTAGTTGCGAACCTCACGGCGGGCTAGTGTGGTTGTTACCAGTTCAGGGTCTATATCAAGTTGGTGTGCTACTTCGCGTGCGTCTTGCACTTGTAAGTAGCAGTTGGCAATTTCCAGTGCCTCTGGTGAGATTTTTACGGTTTCTGCTGGTAGATGTGTAGTCATGGTTACTCCAATTTTTATGAGTATAACACTTGTGCTAGCCTGCTGGCAAGTTGAAAATTTTTGGGCAGGTTTGGGGTAGAGTCTACGGTTTAGGGTAGAGTCTACGGTTTAGGGTAGAGTCTACGGTTTGGGGTCAGATTTGGCACCTTGGGTGTTTCAAAAAATTTTCATAAGTTACACGTGTGGGAGGGCCCCACCGGTATATTACCTATAACAGTCTAGTAACCGCCCTGTCCGCTATAAGTTATAGAACTTAGTACAATATAAGCTCTATAACTTATTACAAAACTTGTGCTAAATTATATAATCCATTACACTGTGCCCGAACTCTGCGAGGCCCGAACTCTGCCGACGAACGGTCGATCTCAGCATGACGAACGGTAGGCAAAATGGGCATTTGGGCTTGCACTATTTGGTGAAAGGAGTAAGATACGTACATGGACAAAACAACTGCAAAGGAGCAGATCATGACTACAGCCGCCCCCCTCGCGCGTGTTTGCGCTACCCCAGCCGATGAGTTAGCACTTGCCAATGCGCTTGAAGAAATTTCTAGCGCTTATCTGGCTAGCAGTGACAGCACAGAAAAGGCTTGTCTGACTAAAGAAATGTTGGCTTTGTGTAACGACTACTTGGCTAAATTTGGCAAGTAACCCAAGCCCGCAAGGGCTTTATTATAACTTTTTTCAACCACAGGAGTAGCTAAAATGGCAACAGCCAAAGCCCCTAATTATAGCCCTGAGCAGACCGCTCAGATTGTAGAACAATACCAAGCTGGCATCAGCGTGGATCAGATCGCCCAAACTATGGGCCGGACTGTTCGCTCAATTGTAGCGAAGCTCAGCCGTGAAAAAGTTTATATCGCTAAAGAATATAAAACTAAAAGCGGTGAGGCTCCCATTAAAAAGGATGTTCACGCTGACTTCATTGGTGCGGCTCTCAGGCTCTCCGAGAACGATATAGAATCGTTAACGAAGGCTAACAAGAGCGCACTGCGTGCGATCAGCGATTTTATCAGGCAATCTGCCGACTAGCAAGGGGTAGGGGCGCAAGCCCCTACTATAACGATATGAATTATAGAAACATTATTACTATGATGCTGTGGCTGTACGTTATGGGCATGATATGGTTTTTAGCACGATATAGTTTCACGTGAAACAGTAGCGCACACAAAAAATATACCGCTATATTTTTTATAGCGATGGCGCCAAAATTATAGCATATAATTTTAGGCGGTGTCAAGCCCCAGGGCCGCCGTTCGTCGGGTGGGATCGACCGCTGGTCGGCTGATGTGTGGTAGGCTAGACTAGGATAGGCGGCAGGCAAATCTTGCACCTAAACCAAAAAACGTGTATAATGCAAAGCATAGCAACTAACCAGGAACAGCAGTTATGAAAGGGATAGCAGAGCAAGGTGTGGCGGAAGGCTCAAACAAGAATGTAGTCAAGTCAATCAAGGTAGGCAACTTTAGACACGATTTAGTTGATACAGGAATGGGTTGGCAGGTTCGTATCTATAACGGTGATGAACTATACGACACTGGAATGAGTAAAAACTCTGAGCAGAAGGGATTAGCGGCATTAGAAGATGCTGTGGCCTATACTGAAAAACAAACACGCACCAAAAGACAAGGTGTGGCGGAAGAAAAACAAAAAGGTGTATAATGCAAAGCATAGCAACTAACCAGGAACAGCAGTTATGAAAAGGATAGCAATCTATGACATGGATGGCACAATCGTTTGCAGTATGCACCGGTATCGTACCATTGTTGATAACGGTATTGAGCGCATTGACCTCGATTACTGGCGTGCTAATGAATATCGCGCACTTGAGGATAGTTTGTTACCACTTGCAGAACAATATAAAAATGATCTCGATGATACCGACTGTATTGTCGTTATTGCTACTGCCCGTATTTTGCGGAACGCTGATCGTGCATTTATTTATAGCAGACTAGGTACTCCCGATCATATCGTTAGCCGTAATGAAAATGATAACCGTTCTGGTGCTACTCTCAAGATCGAAGGACTAAAACGGATTTTCAAATTGTATAGCAATTTAGGTTATACTTTTAATGACGCTGTATTTTATGAGGACAATGTAGCATATCTTAAAGCAGTTTGTGATTACTTTAACATTAGGGGCGTTTATGTTCCAAGCAAACAAGGACATTGATATGGAAAATGTAACGGTTGTGCAACTTTGGGCAATGCAAGACAAATTTTGCGACCTGTATTTTGATATATACGGCTATCGTCCAGATTTTGGAACAGTTAGCGATTGGAACGATATAAATTGGATTACTAGAATGTACGATAGCCTTTATAAAGAATATAACAGTTTACCTGAGGAATTCGATTTGGCATAGGTTTCACGTGGAACACTGTTCCACGTTATAAATTTTATAGCCATGGCGCCAAATTATATTATATAATTTGCGGGCGTGTCAAGGCCCAGACCGACCGTTCGTCGGCTGGTAGCTACCGCTGGTCGGTCGGATGTGCGGTGGCCCCTAGCCGACGGACGGCAGGCAATATTCGCACTTGCGCGGATTTTGTGCTATAATAGGTTTTCTGTCACACAACAAGGTTCTAAATTATGAAACGTCAATACTTCGCCGTTCTAGATACTGAAACAACCCTCAACGATACCGTTATGGATTTTGCAATCGTTGTGTGCGATCGTCACGGCAAGATTTACAATAGTTGTAGCGTTCTAG